GTAAACCGTGAGCAGTTCCACAGTTACCGGCCATTTTTTTCAGTGTTTCCACTGGCAGAACCTTTGCCGCTTCCTCGTCAAGCTCGGGGTATTTACCCGAATTAACAACAACCGCAACGAGGCGGTCACGTTCGGCGGTATCGGCCGCATTAAGTTTGGACTCCAAGCCGTCAATCTTATCAGACAACGGCTTTACAGCATTAGCAACGACCTGAGCTAGGTCACCGCCAGCCGGTTGGCCGTCATCTTCAGATTGATTAGCCTGCAGCTCGTTATACTTTGCCAACAGATCATCGTCAGAAATCTCGGCGTTAACCGTAATTCCCGCATCTGCCAGGGCTTTAAGCATTAGCTCGCGCATAGCATCACCTTCTGAGTTAGTTTTAGGGGTGTATGTCACATTACGCTCAACAACAAGCGGAATGCCGACAATCGTTGTAATTCCTTGTTCATCAATGACATAAGGAACAGTAAACATCACGTCTGTTTCATTATCCCAAAAAATAACGTGATCTTCATACATTTTTTCAATATAGCTAAAACGAATCGCGGCTTTGGTCAGCGCTTCCCTGACGGATTGCTCACGCTCGTCAAAAGACTGCTCAGAGTTCGCTTTGAGCTTTTCCAAATAGCCATCAATGATGGACTGGATACGCGTTTTTTCCGCCCCGCTCGGTCCTTGCGTTTGCGAGAGGCGGGCCGCTGCATTCCTGAGAGCTGCCGGGACCGCATACGCCTTGCCGCCGATGATGTCCACAAAGGGTAGTTTATAGGCACCAAACTCGGAACTGTTAGCGCTATCATACCACAGGTGATAACGGCCATAAGTACTATTAGGCGCATCTTCAGCGCCGATTTTCGCCCGAACGCGTTTGATAGCGGCTGCACTATCCCAACGCCGCCCCGAATCAGCAAGGGGCAAATTGCGCGCTGCTGATACCCTATTTGCCTCGTAAAATACCTGATCAACTTCCACCTCCAGGCCCGATTTATTGACAGCCATACCAACGCCTTGGCTTGGTTGGGCAGCGCCGACGTTATCCAGCAAAATGGCATCATGGTCAAACACCATGTTACGAGCAATCCAGGTATATTCCTGACCGGCGTTGTTAACCTGTGGCTTTTCGACAAGTTCAACCTCACAAAAGACACCGGTTGACGTGTGTATTGGCCGGGCGTCCTCATTGGTTTCAAGCTCGGTAATCCGGTCCATCAAGCGCCGGCCCCGCTCGGATTTCATAGCCTCCTGAACATTGATATATTTTTCAATGTGGACACGACCATTTTCACGGGTCACGTTGACATTGAATGCCCCGGCATGGAAATTGTGGATTGCAACGGGATCATTTGCACTGATGTAATTACCGGCCGCGTCGGTAGGATGTTCAATCGGAGCAAGCGTGCGCTCCAGGCTGGAAAATGACGCGCTGATTTCGTCAGCCGGATACAACCCGCCATTCATGACAATATTATCCGGCAAGGTGTAAGAACTGACAACAACGTGCTCGATACCATCGATAACCATACGCTTTACAGCGTTACGGTTAACACGGGTCGCACATTGAATCATTTTTCTGATTATAGACATACGCGTGTTTATAACCTCGTTTCCGTTAAAGTACAAGGATTTATTTAAGCCGGGCCGGTCACAATCACATTGCCGTCACCGTCTAATAATGCTGGTTTTGTGGTGCAATGGCAATTAATCCGGTTCGCGTCCTTGTTCCACCACGCTAATTCCTCGCGGGTTGTGTAAAAATTACCATGCCTGGCGGCGTGTGTGCGCCGGGTGGTTCTGAGTAATGCCGATATGTGAATAATGCCGGCGGTGAGTCCGGTCTGATCCGCTGCCGCGTCTGTGGCATTCAATCGCGCGTCATTATACGCCTTATTAACCTCTGTCACAGCTATCCGTTTAGCATTACTGGCAGCCACGTCAAAGCGCTCGGTTATTGCGCTCGCTATCTCGGTTGGACTGTTACCCGCCTGGATACCAGCGCCGACCGCCCTTATAACCTCGTCGGCAGTTTTATCGCTAAGCGTTTTAATATTATTGAAACCGTCCAAATATGCCGAATTGAGTTGCTGACTGTAATCGTTGGATGTCAGCGCCAGTTCAACCGGGATAATCTGCGCGGGCATACCATTTCGCCCAGTCAGCCCTTTCACGTTGGCGACTTTGATCAATTGGTTAAATTGTATCACTTCCTCGCTGTAACCCTGACGCACTGGTAACTCAAGTTCTGGCTTAAACCACCATTCTGGCGGTACGCGGTCGGCCTGTTGGGTACCAAGTACCTCAAGCGCAACAATGCGCCGCACCTCGGCTTGAAACGCCTCTTTCTGTTCGGGTGTCATATCATAACGATAGACCAGATCAGCGTTGACTTTTACCGTGCGACTTTGGAAGGGTATTTTATGGAATAGAGCAGTAACTTTACGCTTGGCCGATATTAACCGGCGCTGCAGGCGTTTAGTTGTGCGGGTCCTGTTGCCGCGCTGCCCGGTAGGATCGGCAGCGGTTTTCTTGTTAGGCATCCCGTAACACTTCCCCGCACCGGGCGCACTGAAAATGCCGCAACTCGCCATCATCACCGAACACCGGGCGCGCGTCATGCTCTATTGCTTCATGGTGAGCTAGCCCCTTTCCTGGTATTACCGGAACAGTGCTACACACCTCACAACCCTGACAGGATTCTAACTTTTGCAAGCCGTGAACATTTGATTCTGTTAGGCCGCACTTACAAACCATGTAACTCATAATGCACCAGGTCATTGAACGTTTGATCATTTAGATCGGTATCACCATCCCAGTCACCGCCCCAACGTAAACCAACGCCTAAGCGTTTAGCTGTAGCAAGAATATGACCGGCTAGCATGTAATAATATTTTTCATCCCAAGTAACAGCACCGCCAACATAAATAGCAACGTCCACCGCTTCACGGTCCTGGTGTTTAGAGTGATTAACTTTTGACTTACCGGCAGCAAACAGGCGCGCTTGTTCCTCTGCTGTGCGGAACCCGCAATTAATGCCGAAGTCGAGCGGCGAGGTTTTTATTGCCTCTGTCATCACATAGCGCAAATCAATTTTAACAGTTGCAAGGCGTTGACAGCTTGTTTTTCCAAAATTAAATGTCATCTGTCTCACCTGGTTCAGGTTCTTCAACAATTTCCGGCTCAGGGTCAAACCCTGCCGCCTCTCGTATCTCAAGCGCTGTAAAAGGAATTTCGCCGCCGCTAGTGAATTGTTTATTATTCACGTCGGCCATTTTTACAGCGTTTTCCATTTTCTCGGTATCGCTCAGCGCTAACAGGTCATCATAATCAACGTCATAATCAGTCATTGGTAAAATACCGTACTTCATGCACCAATCAATGATATTTCTGACTTGTTCCTCGCTGAATTCCTCGCGGCGCGAGTTTACCATTGACAAAAAGCCTTTCATATCCTGATCGCTGGCAAGGCGGCCGGTTTGCTGTCCAATGAGGATAGTTGCAGGGCAAGGAACGGAAGCGGCAACATCGTTTAACGCGTTGGTAAAAAATTCCTTTGGGTTGGTAAGGGCGCTGTCCAGGGTTTTGGCTTCCATTCCTGGGGTCCACATTGCGCGGCGCATCCGATTATAGGCAAACTCGTCAAATTGCTCATTGAAAGCATTTAACAGCGTTTCATTCCCTTTTGCGCTGGCACCGTCCTGCAGATTGAATACAATGGATTGTGCAGCGTTTTTATAAAATCCCTCACCGCCAGCGCCGATAATTTTGCGCAAATCCATCAATGAATTATACGGCGCTTCCAGGGCCGACACGCCATAAATGCCGCCATCGTCCGCGCCCTCTGCAGATATGACAACGCGCGAGGGATGAATTTCAAATGCGGCTTTTGTTTTCTCGTTGCGGTTCCCTGCCTCACCGCTGCTGAACTGGTACATTGTCGGCATACCGTAATCATCGGCGCGCGGGTTATCTTGTGTAGTCAGAACCTTAAGCTGTCCCTCATAAAGGGGAACCATTTGTACAAGGGCAGTCTCACCGTTAAGCGTGCCGTCAATAGGCTCTTTTGGGTCTTTACCATCGCGCACGCGCATGAACATCCCGGCATAACGGCCAACGCGCTGGCGTTTATCAAGCCCTTTAATCCGGTTCCACACCTTCACACGTTTATTCAGCGCTTCAAACTCGCGAATAAATTGCGCGTCAGTTGTCTCAAGCTTTGGCTCTGTCATCCAGGTGATATTTACAACCAGGTCAACCACGTTTCGCGCTATACCAAACCGGCGGTACATATTCCAGAAATGAAAAAAGGCGAGCTGTTGCGGGTAACCGAAATCAAGGTAAATATTATGCATCGTGTCGGCAAAGTCATAACCGCCACTGATGGCCGTTGCTATCCGGCTGCGAATAGTATTGTCAATGGTGTTTAACTGCAAATGCTCGGCAACCGCCTGGACAGCCTCGGCCATATATTTTTTTTGCATTTCTGATTCATTCATCGTCAATCATTCCGCAATCAATAGGTGTACGGTCACCACATTCAGGACAATACAGGCCGCTAATAATGGTCAAACCGTCCTCAATAGTAGCCTCGGCAATAAGGTAAGATTCGCAGCCGCACGTCATAAGGAATCGTTTTACTTTCTTCGGTTTGATTGGCACAACCTTGTTTTCATCGCTCACGTGTTTAACCTCGGAATAATTCAACGCCTGAGACAGCAATATTGATAGCCGGGGCAACTGTGGTGCCGGACGCGGTGAAGCGGATTTTGTCACCAACGTTTAACGGCGGGCTATCATCAGAGGCAGCGGCGTAACTGATTGCGGCACCGAGCGAATCGCGGACAGAGTAAGCAACGCCGTCAATTTCTTGCTCAAGTGCAATAGCTGTCGTTTGGAATGTACCGACAACGGCGATATGCGGGCTAGGCTCTGTCACAACAAGCCAAACGGTTGATCCGTCTGCAATAATTTGTTCTAAATTGGTCATGAGTTATTCCCCATTGCTAACTTAAGTAAATCCTCTAAGTTGTCTGTAATTCCTGATAATTCTGTCAGCACATAGACGCCAGCGTCAACGCGGTTAGGTGAATGGCCGTCCGAGAGCTGCGTCACAGGATCGAAGTCTAGCATTTCGTCCTCGGTTTTACCAAGGCCGCCACGGTGCATAACCCTATCAAGCTCGTACAGGCTGACAACAGGCTCAGCACGGAGCGTTTTACCTTTTTTGGCATGTACCCGGATAATGCGACCCTCAAATCCATTATTACGCAAGTTTGACTCGCACATATCACCACCTTGGTTTGTCTCAATAAGCATTGCATCGGCGTTATGGTGGTTATAGGCAAAAATGGCCGCTTCTGCCCACGCCTTAGGTGAACCCTTCCGAGTGTAATCAGCGTCCAGACTATAACGCTTGTCAGGTAACTCACTTCCGACGATTATGCCATGCTCGTCACTTGTCTCGGTATTGGTTGTGGCGGGGTCGATGGCAACCAGTGTGCGTATAGGATCATCACGCCAATAATGCGCCCTGGCGGCAGCTATTAGTTTCTCTGTCCAAAGGGCAGTTTCCTCATCGCGTTTAATCGGGCGCTGCATGTACTGAGCGGCAAACCGGCGGCGGTGTGCTCGTAATGCTGCCTCGTGGCTCTCGTTGTGCTTGAATGGCCATAACCAGCCGTCAGGTAAACCGTGATCGATCGGAATGCCGTGCGTGTAGTCCTTGGGATATTCATCGCTGTTGTCAATGATGACAGGTAGATTTAAATGGTGCCATTTCTCACCTGATCCGCCGCGCAACAGATAGCCAGCAAGATCATCCCAGTGAATGCGCTGCATGATGACAATAATGGGCACTGTCTCAACGGCCAAGCGGCTGGCAATAGTCTCGTTGAAATTATCATTCACACCGCCGCGTATTGTCTCACTGTGGGCGTCATCGGGCTTAACCGGATCATCGATGATCAACGCGCCGGTAAATTTGTCGTGATCCATGTGACCGGCGCGGAAGCCTGTTACCTGTCCGCCTGCTGACGTGGCCGTTACGCCGCCGCCTGCTGTGGTGTGCCAAATTTCCTTACTATCCGCGTCCGCCTCGATGTCAATATGCCACATTCGCTGAAATGATTTTGACTTGACTATCTGGCGAGCTGTGGCGCTGTTCTTGAGTGCAAGTTTGTGGGAATAGGAGAGGTGTAGGAAACGCGCTTGGTGATTGACCGCTAGGCCGCGCGCCATGTAATTGATACTCGCTTGCTCTGTTTTACTGTAACCTGGCGGGACATTAATTATTAATCGTGAAATAAAATCAGGGTGACTTGGCGGCAGCATTGTCCGGTCGAGCGCCGCTTGTATTGCCTCATGATGGCCGCTGACTTCCATCTTGCAATTGAAACGTTGCTTGAAGAAATACCGGTTAAAATATAAACCATCTTCCTCACATTCAACCTTGCGCGCAAAGTCAACGGCGGCGGTCATTTATTTCTTAAACTCCCAATAAAACCGTTCACCATAAGAAATGGCAACAAAACCCGCTGTTTCTGGTTTTACACAGTTAGCGGTTTTCTCGTTTGTTTTATGCTTGTCAATGTCGGACGCAAGGAAAATTTCGCCGCACGCCGCACAACGTGTTAACTTTCCAACTAACGCACAACGTTCAGCGTGTTCCTTAACGTGCTCAGGATTGGGCTTTAATTTTTTGTCATTCATTTTAACAATCATCCTCTTTTAACATTTCGGAACGCGCTTGCTTGTACTCATCAACGTTCATATTTACGTTTGTAACGGTTCCTGTGTGCTCAACGTTTTGTTTGAATGCCTGGATTGCAATGTGCTCGCCTAGCAACTTGAGAGCCGCCACTTTTGACGGCGCTTTTATTTTTATCTTATCAACAGGGACGGTATACCCTTCCATTTTCCGATAAATTTGCTCGGTTGTGTATTCTTCTATGCAATACCAATCGTCCTCTGTGGCTGTACTGAAATCATAAACAGCGTCGTTACCGATCACCTTAATAAATTTTTCAATGGAGAACTCCGCGAGCAATTTAGCGCGGCGTAGAATCCAATTGCTGTCTAGTTTCTCAACGGCGAACCGGCGCTCTATCTCGTTCTGCACTGCCTCTCTGACGTGGAGCTTGTGCGGCGGACACCGGGTAACACTGACCCACGCGCCGGCATTAACCCTTGCGGTTGTTTCAGCATAACCGGCAGCTATGGCCGCCTTGTAAGCATTAAACGGTTCCGAGCCGTCAAGGTAATAACTGACGAACGCCTGTTCTTGATA